TGGCTGGAGTGGACTGCGGGTGAGGGGAAGGGTGCGCCCGGAGTCGCGGAAGTCATTAAGGGATGGCAGTCGCAACACGGTCAAATCAGTATGCACTACGTTCCTCACGATGCCGAGCAGACTGACAAGGGAAGCGGCATGACGTTTGTCGAGCAGATGGTGCATTGCGGGATTCCAAGGCATTCCATCCAAGTCGTTCCAAGGATACCAGACAAGTGGGTTGGCATTGGTCAGGCTAGGCAACTGCTTCCAAACAGTTGGTTTCACAGTAGAACTGATCAGGAGGTTAAGGACGAGGTCGGGATGGAAAACCTACCTTCTGGGGTGGGCCGCTTGGAAGGCTACCGGAAGAAAGTCGATCAGCAGCATGGAGTATTCAATGAGCCGGTTGGCGACATCTGCTCGCACACGGCAGATGCACTGCGGACATTCGCTGAAGCGTGGGCGCGAAACTTGGTCAGTCTCGATCCAGACGCGATTGATTCTAATCGGAAGCCACAGGTGCTGGCTGGATACAGGGGCATGGCATGAAGCAGACTCTTTATCAGCAGGCGATGATGGCGCAGCTTGAGGGCGTGGATCACCAAAGGTTCGCTGCTGACCTGACTGCTTACTTGAATCGCGGTTACGTTTACTCATTACCTGACATTTTTGTCATGGCTAAAACAGTGCCATCAGACTTGATCGGTAATGGCGTTTTAGAGTCAGATGACTTTTTTGAACCGGAAGAAAGCGATACCTGGTATGTGCATCTTATGTCCGGGAAGCTCTCACAGCTATTTTCACTTTGTCCATTTCAATTAGAATATGTTTGCTTTCAACGATTCGGTAGAGTAAAAATGTGGAGGTTTCAGGAGATACAACGAAGATTTTATCATGGGAATGCGAAAAGCTAGGAAACGGCAGGAGGCCATGATGCGCCAACAAGCTGCTGATTTAAGAGCCTCACAGGAGAGATCCGAGGCCCAACAGCGCCTGCACCAACAGGAGATGGCTAAGATTGCTCAGAGTAATTCTGAGGCTCAATTAGCTGCCCAGAGTCAAATGGCTGAGATGCTCGCCAACCGAGACGGTCGAGATGGCCCGGTAGCTCAATCGGTCGGATCAGGTGTCGATGAGGCCCGGCGAAAGGCTAGACGATCAAGCCGGAAAAGGTTTGGACTCAGCAAAACTCTGGTCGCCGGAATGGGCGGCGGGAATAAGCTGGGCGGCAACTACTCGATGCTTGGAAATTAATGAAGTCCATGTCAGATCAGGTGGCGAATATCCTTCGCCGGTATCAGGATTCTAAGGCAAGGCGATCACCTTGGGTGTCAGTTTGGCGCGATCTCGCTGACTATGTTCAGCCGATCAAGGATCACATCGGAACTTCAACGCAGTCAACTCCTGACATCGGTCGCCATTCGCATTTCGATTCGACCGCGCAAGAGGCCAATCTTACCTACGCTTCCGGGTGTATGGAGTGGCTAACGCCAGCCGACAGACCGTGGTTTCAGCTTACTCCTCCTAGATATTTAGAGGATTCTGACAACTGCAAGAAGTGGTTGAGCGATTGCACCGAGGAAATGCAGGCCGAGATGATGGCGAGCAACTTTTACGGCGAAGTCCATGAAGGCTATCTCGATGACGGCGCATTCGGAACCACTGCTCTCTACGTCGAAGAGGATCAAGGTCTGCGCTTTGAAACTTTCGAGTGTGGAGATTTTACGATCCTTGAAGATCATCGGGGGCAGGTCGATACCATATTCCGTGAACTCAAACTGACTCCTCGGCAAGCTGCTGCGAAGTTTGGGAAAGAGAATCTGCATGAAAATATGCGAGCATTCTTCGATAACACGGACAAGAAACTCGATCAGCAGTTTGAATTCATTCACGCAATTTACCCGCGTGAGGAAGAATATCGCGAGACAGGCAAGCTGGACGGTGAGAATATGCCGATAGCCAGTTGCTACATCGATCAGACTTACAAGCATAAAGTCAAAGAGTCCGGGATGTGGGAGATGCCAGTGGCCTGTCATCGGCATTTGAAGTGGGGCAAGAGTCCCTACGGTTTCGCTCCAAGTTGGAACGCACTGACCAATGCCCGTCAGGTGAATATGCTTCAGATGAATCTGGATGTGCTGGCCGAGGTTGCCGCGTTTCCGCGCATAGCTGCACCGGCCAAGCTGAAGGGCGAGATTGATCTCCGGGCCAAGGGCGTGACATTTGTCGAGGACATGGCGCAGGCTCCGCGAGAGTTTGCGACTGGAGGACGGTATGACATCGGAAAAGATCGCGTGGCTGAAAAGCAGGATGCCATCAACCGGGCATTCCATGTGCCGCTTTTTAATATGTTCCGCGAAATCCCGGTCAACCGGGAGATGACGGCGACTGAGGTGACTGCCCGGTTGAACGACAAACTGACGCTGTTCAGCCCAACATTCGCCCGAAAGATCACCGAATACCACACGCCGACAATCCTGCGTGTGTTCTCAATCATGCTCCGGGGTGGCGCGTTTGCTCAAATCCCGGCTGAGATGCAGTCGCTCATGCCCAACGGCATGATCAACGTGGTCGATCCACAGGTGCGATATAGTTCCCGGTTAGCACTGGCGATGGAACAACTCCATGCGACCGGTTTTGCTGCGACTCTTGGAACATACGGCCAAATCTTTGAATACCGTCCTGAACTGCTTGATAACTACGATCTGGATGTGGCGATGCGCGATGCCGCTCGCTCGCAGGGCGTGAAGGAGAACTGGATCATGCCCGAAGCCGAGCGCGATGAGATGCGACAGGCCAGAGCGGAGATGGTTGAGCAGCAGCAGCAAGAGCAGCAACTGATGGCCGAAGCTGAATTAGCAGTCAAAGCACAATGATCGAAACTCAGCTATTTGAGTGTTTAGAGCGTTCTGGCGTGGTTCTCGATCAGGGAGAACTGGAGCAGATGTTCTCGATCTTCTCATCGGCTGAAGGCCAGAAGCTGCTGGAGATCCTTTGTATGTTTAGACATCCAATGGCATCCCGGTTTGAGGGCGCGAGCGATCCGATTGACGCTGCTCGCCGGGACGGTCAGACTGATCTGGTTTCATTCCTCTGGCGTTGGGGATCAGGCTCAAGTCAGCCACCTATTTCGGCCCTGAGTGCCAATCAGACAACAAACGCACAACCATAAACAACACATGACAACAGACGAAATGCTGAGTCAGCTTGCTGAAGCTGGCATCACGCTGCCAGATAAATCTTCAGCCGAGGATGTCGAGGCGGCATATATCGAATTCCAAGCCGGGACATTCGCTGACCAGTCAACAGACGATGGCGATGACGATTACGTTGCGGTTCCAGAACCGGAGCTTGAGCCAGAACAGGTCGAACAGATCGAACCGGTGTCGGAAATATGCCCGATCATTCCAGACAAGACGCTGGGCGATAAAGATCCAAAAGTGGTCGCCTGGTATCGGGAGAATGCTCCTGATGAATACGAGGAGCGATACGCCGGTAGAAACCTTGAGGACTAGGAATCATGGAACCAGAAATCGATATTGATACCGAGCCAACGTCTCTGCTTGATGGAGACGCAAATTCTGCTGCTACAGAGGTGGCCGAGCCGTCATCTGAGCCATCGGCAACTTCTGAGGGAAGTTCCTTTGAGGGAATCTTTGCGAATGACAAGGGACAGTTTGTTGAAAGCTGGCAGGAGAAACTGGTGGGTGACGAGTATGCTGACCTGAAAGGAGTTGCCAGCAACTACAAAGATTTGCCCACACTTCTCAAAAGTCTGAAAGATAATCAAGCTGCTGCAAGGCAACGTCTGGAAGGATATGTGAAGCTGCCCGGAGAGGAAGCATCTGAGGACGAAGTAACCGCCTTTCGATCCGCTCTTGGCGTTCCAGAAGCTGCTGAGAACTACGATTTGGCCGTTCCTCCGAGTGCGCCAGAAGGATTTGAATTCGATGAGGCGATAACTACTCAGCTAAAGGAGACTGCCCATCAATTGAATCTAAGCCCTGACCAGTTAAACGGTCTGGTCGAGTTCCAAGTTCAATCCGAGGTCGATGCTCTTCAGGAAGAAACGAACCAGCAACGGCAATGGGCCGCAGAGCAGAGGACGTTACTAGAGAATGAATTCGGCAACGGCATGAATGAGAAGCTGCACATGGCCGCTCGCACTGCGGAGACATTCGGACTAGATCCGAAAGACTCAATCTTCGCTGATGCTGGCATGGTCAGGGCGTTCGCCAAAATCGGTGAAAGTCTGAGCGAGGACAAACTGATTGCGTCCGAGGCGATGGACAACAAGCTATCGCCTGAAAGCGCGGCAGACGAGATCATGTTCAATGAGAACAATCCTGACTACGCTGCCTACCGGGACGCGAATCATCCGAGGCATAAAGCAGTCGTTCAGAAGGTGAACGATATGATGAAGCAAGCCTACAAGGGTTAACTTTTTAGCTGCTGCAAACTGAAATGCGTCCGGGGGAAACTCTTGGCGCATTTTTGTTTGGGGTTACAGGAATTCATTTGTTCTTGCATTATTCGCAAAACTGTATCAATCTGATGACAGTCTACGCAGACCCGCTCATCGAGTGGCCTATCTAGCTTCGACTCGCCAGAATTGAGCGACCCGAATAGTCGGCCTATCTCTCAAGGTGAACTAACCTTGTAACTACAATATACAATGAGCCTATCTATTCCTGAGCATTACATCAGGACTTTCGAAAAAAATTGGAACCATACCGTTCAGCAGGAAGTATCCCGTCTGGAAGACAAGGTGATGGTTAAAGCCTTCGAGGGTAAGGAAGATGTCCTTACTGATCTCGATCAAGTTGACTTCAAGGAGACTAAGGGTCGCCTTGGCAAGTCTAATCCCGGTGAAGCGACCGGAAGCAAGCGGAAGATCACTAAGCGCAATTTCGATTGCCAGATCATATTCGACAAGGATGACAAACACTTCCTTGGAATGCTTTCCGAGCCTACCAGCGAACTCATGGAAGAGATGAAGTTTGCTTGGAATCGTCGCACCGACCAACTCATCATCGAAGCTGCTTCAGCAGACGTTTATGGTGGCGTTGCTCCCTACACGACTCCGATTGCTCTTCCTTCTACTCAGAAGGTGGCAGTAAACTACGTCGAGCCGGGAACTTCTGTCGCTAACAGCGGCCTGACTCCTGACAAGTTGTTGGAAGCCAAGCGCATTTTCGAGCAGAATGAGATCATGTTTGAGGAAGATGAGATTTATCTCGTTTGTTCTCCCAAGGACATCAAGGATCTGACTTACCACGTCAAGAATGCCGGTAACGACACATGGGCCGCAATGGTGGCTGATTACGTGAAAGACAACAGCAACAAGCTGTTCGACTTTAACGTGATCAAATCCAATCGTCTGTCCGTCTCGTCCGACATCGAAACTGCCATCACGTTCTCAAAGCGCCGTGGAGTTTGTATGTCGCCTAGCGAGATGAGCATTCAGGTCGATGTCCTTCCTACTCAGAAGCACGCTCGCCAGATTTCTGCTTACGGGCAGTATGGTGGCATTCGTCGCTACGAAGAGGGAGTCGTTGAAATCCACTGCGATCATTCACCTTGATCACTTGATCAGTAACTGAAGAAAGGAAACCAATCACATGGCTACTAAAAAAACACAATTCGCAACTGATCAGGATGACCGTTCGATCAAGCTCAATGCTAATCCTAGCTTTCGTGGCGCACAGAAACCAATTCTGAATGCCGACTACGACTACACTCTGGATGGCACTGAAGCTAACGCTGACGTAATTATCCTTGGTTCGCTTGGACTTGATTCTGCTGAGATCATCCCTGAACTCTCCCGTATCGTTGATACCGGAGATACCGGAGATGTTGATCTCAGCGCAACGCTGCAAAGCGTGGATGCTGACGGCAATGTTACCGATCTCGCACAGGTTGCGAGTCTCGACAACAATGTGGTCGCTCTCGCTCGCCTTGCAAGCGGAGCAACTCCAAACGTAGACGCTGCCGATAAGCTCCAGTTGACTCTTTCATCCGTGGAAGCTGTCACTGCTGCTGAAACGATCCGCGTCGAACTCGCCGTGAAGTCCACTGATTTCGCAGGATAATCCGCATAAAATTCGCATATGTCTGTTATGTGAATCCGAGCCTCGTCCTAGTTTACTAGGGCGGGGCTTTCTTTTTTTGATATGAGTCCCACCGAAATTGCAAACTACGCTCTCCTAAGATTAGGGAATCCGGGCATCGATTCGTTCGATGAGAACTCACGCGAGGGACAGGCGGTGCGAACGGCCTACAGTGTCGCACTGAAGGGACTGCTGCGATCTCACGCTTGGTCATTCGCAACAGCCCGGACAACGCTGTCACAGCTTTCAGAAGCCCCGGCATTCGGGTGGTCTTACGCCTACCAGAAGCCAGCAGGATGTCTTCGCGTTCTTTCGCTAAATAAGAAACCAGCAACTGAGGGAAGCACCTACGCCATCGAGGGTGAGCAGATTCTAACCGATCAATCGGAAGCCCAAGTAATTTACATTCAAGAGATCACCGACCCGGACAAATGGGACGATCTATTCGTTGAGGCATTTACCCTAAAGCTGGCGGTATCTCTGGCGATGCCATTGAGTGGATCGGTGCAAAAGAAGCAGGATCTGCAAAGTGAACTGGAGCTATTGAAACTCCCGGAGGCATCTCTGGTCGATAGCAATGAGGGTAGACCAGAAATCCTTCAACCAGGAACTGAGTCTCAGATGCTGATGGGTAGGAATTTAACAACAGAATTGGAAGCAATGATTGAAGGAATCAACGGCGAAGATGGTAAGAACGGTTGGAGTCCACAAATCGCAATCGTCACTGACGGTGACCGAAAGGTGCAAGAGATCGTCGGTTGGACAGGAGGCGATGGAGATCCACCGGAAACGGGTTACGTCTCACCGTCAGGCATTACTCAAAATATTTCAGACGCGACCGATATATCAGGTGGCGTGGGGGCTACAGGCCCAGCCGGGGCAACTGGCCCAGCCGGGGCAACAGGGCCAGCAGGCCCGGCCGGAGCAGATGGAGCAGATGGAGCAGATGGAGCAGATGGAGCAGATGGAGCAGATGGAGCAGATGGATCGGACTCAACCGTTGCTGGGCCACAAGGCCCACAGGGAATACAGGGTGCGAAAGGAGATACTGGCCCGGCTCTTTACGCTGCTTCTGTCGAGGTTCTAAGTTCATCAAATTCAATCAAAACATTTTTCAACACAGTCAATACCGCATCCGGTAGCGGAATCGCTTCTCCACTATTTGTTGCGCCGGTAAACGTCACTGTAAAAAAAGTCAGTGTTTCTTACCTGATCAATGACAATACCGGATCATCTTACGATGAGATCGAACTCGATTTTGGAACGATTGACACCGAAGACGGCACAATCCAAGACAACGGATTTTCGGTGACTTGGTCGCCGGAATCAAACACTGGCGTGTCGGCAACGAATTTGACTGAAGATGTCTCTCAGGGCGCGGTTTTTGGAGTCGGGTTCATCTCAGGCAACAGCACCGGAATAGTGAGCGATGCTTACAGTGGACTCGTCATCACGATAATTTTTGAAGACGATGTCTAGTGTCGAAATAACCTATCATCCGAACGCTGCCTGCCGCAAGACAAGAGAGAAACTCTTGGGCGCGGCAAAAATCGAGTCGAGGAATTTAGTGCAGGGAAGGACTCCTTATGGGAATCTTTCACGCGATCTTCCGATTCGACCACTTAATTTAGGTAACTGCGATGAGGTGACGTTCATTAGACATCGTCCCGGATTGGGTGACATGGTTTCACTGCTGGGAGCGATTGAACGATTTAAGGAAGAGCATCCGAACGTGACTGTCACGCTAATGGGCGTGGAACCAATCCTGTCCATCGCTGAGAATCATCCTGCGGTTGATCGGATTATATCGGACAAAACAGAACTTAATCTTGATTCACATCTGGTGGATCTTTCTAATCCCGGCCCATGTGCGGTGCTAGAAGGATATTTTCGCTCACCGGAACCCGCAAACCGTTCTGTATTGTTTGCGGCAGCTCTTGGTTTGCAGAGAACAAAGACTCCGAGGCTTGTGATTACTGATGAGGAACGAGACTGGGCGAAACAATGGTTTGCTGATCGAGGTTTAGCGAAACCGGTTGCTGTCGTTTACCAAACGGCTTCCAGCATTAAAAACTTTTTGGCGTTGCCTGAACTCTTTCTCCGGGTGCAATGGGACTTTGATGCATTTTTAATCGAGCATGAAGAAGCATTTGAAGGCGCGGAACCAACGACCATAGGTCTTTCCGTTCGTCAGCAGGCGGCATTAATTGCTGAAAGTGAGGCAATAATAACGCCGGACACAGGTTGGTTGCACGTTGGAGGTGCGCTGGGGATTCCTTTGATTGGTCTATTCGGTAGCTATCCGGCGCAGCAGACCATGAGCATCTATCGTGTGCCGACTCTCCCGGTAGTCGGGTTCTGCCCCATTGGGCAACAACCATGCCGAGGATCGATTCCATGCGCTTCTGATGAAGGGTTTGAGCATCCACCTTGTCTTTCGCAGGACGTTGAAGAGGTCTTTCCACAAATCGAAACTTTTTTAAATCGCTATGCCGCATAACTACGCCAACGCTAGGAACGATGTCGCTGTTGCTGTTGAGTCACAGGGGCATAATTCACTGTTCCTGATCCATATACCGGGAAATGCGGGAGGCTCGATCCGTAAGGCAATGAAGCAGTATGGCGGGAACCATAAATCTTTTCATCACCACAAGGCCAGCAAACTGGTTCAGGTGTTTGATTCTGCCCGGACGAAGCAACTATTCGCGGTGATCAGAGATCCAGTTGACCGGGCGTTGAAGGCGTGGTCATGGGCCGCGAGGCAAAGCACATGGAAGCCATTGGTATCCGATGCCGAGTCTCAAGTATATTCAGCCTTATTCAAAGCCGGTGATGCTTCTAGGTTTTTCGAGGTGGTCGATTTCGATTCGCTCACACAGGTATGTCACCATTTCACACCCCAAGTCGATTACATTGATGTCGCCAACGTCAGGTTGATAACATTGGAAGGACTACAGGGAAATCTCGACCGGTTGGTAAAA